ACTCCTGTAGTGTTCTCTTACTCTTTCTATTGTAATGGTATGACCGAGACTTGGATTGGCCTTATACCAGTTCTTTTCATCCTTGGTATCCGCATCATCATCCAGTCCATAAATAATGGATAAAAACGTTGGATCAATGCGCCTTCCATCTAGTATGTCTTTTGCCTTTTGGTGCATTTCCCATCCATAACCGGAAAGCTTATTCCCAGCAGTGGTCAGATATAAAAAGACCGGCTGCGCTCTAGCATCACCGGATCCGGTAGTCAGCATCTTGGCAAGGTCTGGATTGGGATAGGTCCAAATCTCATCAAGGATAACGCAGGAAGCATTGATACCAGATTTTGACTTCACGTCAGAACTTAATACTTGATAGAAACTACCTGTCTTTGGATAAACAATTCGCTTCGTTGACCTTACCAAATTGGTTACTTTCGATAGCGTCGGATTACCCTCTACAAAATTCATACTGGTGTTAAAAATAATGCTGGCTTGCTGCCTGTCACAAGCAGCCACATACACTTCTGCATTCGGTTCTCCATCAGCGCACAACATGTAAAGAGCAATGGCTGCGCCGATTTCAGACTTCCCATTTTTCTTACCTATCTCTACATAAGCCGTCCGGTACTGCCTTGTTCCGTCTTCTCTTAATGTTCCGAATAGTTTCTTAACCAGATTCTTCTCCCAAGGAAGCAACTTAAAAGGCTGACCGGCCCATTTGCCCTTGGTCAGCTTTAGTTGTTCAATAAAGTTTATGGCGTGATTTGCATGAGCTTCGCTAAATGGCATATGGCCTCCCTCCTTTTAATCATCTTTGCTATTTAAGATATCTTCTGCCTTTGGAACATTTAACAGTAAACTTTCCATAGCATCTCCTTCGATGGTAGAACCGGAATTATTGATATTCAGTCTACTTCTAGCCGATGGGCTAAGTCCTAGTTCTGAGCAGAAATTTCGCATCTGCTTTAGGTTCTGTTGTGCTATGGACACCTGAGGTATTTGCTGAATGTATCCAGAATTTGTTTTAAGAATGGATCCATGCTTTGAAATAAATTCCTCCGCTTCTTTCCATCTGGCGTAAGCCTGACAATACCCGGCGAAGGTGGCCATATCAATCCTGGTTAAAAGCCCCATGGCTTCTAGTTCTTTGGATAAGCGTCTCCATTCTTTCTTAGCATCCGGTTCCAGCCATGACGGGCATTTTGGTGCCTTCTTTTCTGGTTTTGGTTCATTTTTATTAAGTGGTCTCTTTCCTGGATTCCCTTCCAGCTCTTTTATTGCTGTCGGTTTTGGTGGCCTTCCTCTACCAGCCATAACTTTCACCCCCTTCATTTACTGCAAAGAAAAAGGAACCTTCATTTGAAAGTCCCTATCACTCATTTTTGTTACTGCACACTATTTTTCTTATCTGTATAAATCAAACCTGTTTTTATGCAGCAAGTTCATTTGCCACGAATCCCTTTATAATTAAAGTTTCCTTTTCGAATTTCATCATGGTCCGCTTTAACCGCTCTGTCATATTCCGGATCTTTTGTTTCCTTCTCTTTACAGATCATGCAAATACACTGGTCGTTAAACATGGACATGATGCGTCCGCCTTCTAAAGAACCACCACAGCGCTCACAATGTTTCTGACTAAAAAATCGATCCATCTCTTGCACCTCCTACTCCACATCTACATATTCCATCAAAATGACCAGCGCCTCATCATAACTCTTTGCACCTTTTGTAATTCGTCTAATCATCTCATTTGCCTTTTCAGCTTCTCCGGCTTCTTTAAGGGTTCTTGATACAATCCCCATAAGGTTAAAAATATTCCCATCTTCACCAGTAAGTCTGTATTTAGGTCTCATTGGTGCCGCCAACCTTTCTAAAAGCGCCACTGCCTTCTAAATGTTTAAGCAGTGTCTTTCTGGTTTCTTTATATTCCGGCCCCTTCATACCCATTCGAATAAGCCAAGTTCTTAGTGCATACTTTGGATTATCATCTTGGGCCTGTTTAAAAGATGCTCGTTTTAAAGTTTTTGCATGGCTTGCTATGAGAACACATAAATCCTGAAAAGCTTTGATTCTTTCTGGATTTAAATTCGAGCTGTCAAGTTTGAAAGTGAAAGTTTTCTCTTCAAAATCAATCTGTAATCCTTGGCACCTGGTCATCCCGAGTCTTTCAAGGACCTTTTTAAGTTCCTCTAAATCATTGATTTCTATTTTGCTTAGGTCTTCAGCAAACCCTTCATCCATGAAGGCTTCCTCTGTTTCAAAGGCCATCATCATCAGTTGCTGCTTGCTGTAAAGCATGTTGATGATATTCTTAAGGCTTGTCGCTGTATGCTCTTCTAAGTCTAGTTTAACTTCAACCCCGCTGAGTTCTTCTAGCAGATGAGTGGTTTCTTCATTTTGAATCTCATCTTGGGCTTCGACTTCGTTCATCTGCACGTCATCACTTTGCTCTTGATCAGCTTGTGGCTCTGGTTCTACTTGCTGATTCAAAATTTCTTCCATGGTAATTGATTTTCCATCTTCCTTTGTAATTGTTCCATATCGGTCAATGGTGTACACTTCATTTTCTGTACGAATCTCATAATTAAAGCTTGGAACACTTAAGTATTTAGGCTTAACACCAAAATGCTCGCCTAGCTTTTTAACGATTGCTTTTCGATCCATTTCACATACCTCCCTGCATTTTTGGTACTTACATATATCACTCTAAACACAAGATATAGCAAGGTATTTATTAAATATATTTGTACTTGTCATGCACTTAACTATCCGCACTCCTAATGCAAAGCGGATAATTAAGCGCACTATCTAAAAAAGGGCGCTAAGCCCTTCTTTAGTTATTTAAGTTCTAAACCTGTATAACGGGGGTAATCATATCCTTCCGTATTAATAAGTACTTTCTCACCAGTAGCTGCATTCCCTACTCGGATACACTTGATTTCACCTTTCTCGTTGATTCCACCGTCTTCTGGCGTAATCCAAATTTGGTCTTTTAAAAAATCCTTTGCAAAATCCATAAAGTCATCACTTTTTAAAATCACTTCGCGTGTAATGGTGTAGGGTTGCCCTTTCTTCCCGTCTTTAATGGCCTGGTGGGTGAGTTCTTTTAGTTCTGTTAAATCACAAACCTTTCTTCCAAATAGTGCCTTCATCGCTTACTCCCTCCCACTCTTTTGAAATGCCCTGTCTCCAAGAATTCTTTCATCTCACCAGGTGTGTAGATTAGGCATTCATCGTCTGCTTCTTCAATGGGCGCTAGTATAAAATCTCGATCCCACTTCCCAGCGATTTCGTAAACCTTACCTCTTTTGTTTTCGAATCTGTCTTTCTTCTGAATCATCATTTCTTTGACCTCCTTGCCTTTATTTGCTTTTGGTACTAACATATATCACTCTAAAGCTACATAAATGCAAGTCTTATCTTGAAAAATGATGTCTGTTTTCTAAGGCTTATAAAAAACTCGGCGGATACTTTTTAATGGCTTTTTCACTGGTGGCCAGAGCATCTTCTATAAAGACTTCATCAAATCCCGCAGCATGATATCCTGCTTTTACGGTTTCCAGATAACTTCTACTCGGAAGATTCAAATAGATCCTGTCCATTACCTTATCAGTCATTATATATACCATTGCTTCTACTATTGTTCCATCTTCAAGTTTTACCTTCACATCTTCCTTATCATAGAATTTAGGGTAGCCTTCATAGAAATCCAGCGCCTTTTCATCCTCCGGCTGAAGTTCCCAAACCAACACCGGCACCTTCCCACCGCGTTTTTTCTCGATGGTACAGTAGGCATTCTCTTCCCTTCCTTTGAAAAGAAGCCGGTATCCTTTCAGGATTCCTTTTCCATAAATTTTTGCGGTAGGGCATCGCATTGCCATTTGCCCTACATTTAGATTTGAACCATAGGCCACGTTTAATCGTTTTTCAACTTTCATCATCACTCCATCCTTTCTTAAAGGGCGGTTTTCCCCCTTCAGCTTCGCCTGTGTGGGCTTTTTACTTGATTGCCTAGCCCTTCTACCACCTTAAGAGCGGTTGCCCGCTCAGTGGGTTTAAAGCCGCCGCTTTTTTATCTATGCGGCTGTGCGAAATCTCCAGGCTGCGCTTCCATCAAGATGCTTGCAAAGGTGGTCTCTGCAGTTTTTGAAGTCCTCGCCGATAAAGCCGATGCGGTTAAGCCAGGTTCTCATGGAAAACTTAGGGTTTTCTATCTGCGGCTTTTTACTGCTGGCACTTTTTTGGGTAAGGGCCTGGTTGTTCATCGCTAAGGCTAGGACCACAAAGCTTCGAATCTTTCCAGCATGCAGGGTTCCATTAAAGCCTCTTAGCTCAACCGTTCCGCATCCGTTAAAAAGGCTGTGAAGGTTTAGAAAATGATATCTACTTTGGTGGTAGTGCCTTTCTCTTCTGTCGCTGTAGCCTTGGTACCAAATATCCTCAATCTGCTTCATGGTGGTTGGCTTTTTCTTGTTCATTCTTTCAACCAAGCTCTTATCCATCTTTTTGCAGTAATGCATTCTGCGTCGTTCTATCTGCAGGGCTTCATATAAAAGGTCGTTTCTTGAATAAATAATGTTCATGAAGTTTCTAATGGACCTTGGAGTATGGTCCCTGCCATCAAGATGAATGTGAATCCCAGTGCAGTTTTGCTGTTCTGAAAAAGCTCCTGCCTTTCTTAGCTTTCTCACTATCTCTTGAAGGTCTTTCATGTCTTTTTCGTAGGTAAGGATCGGGCTTACCAACTCTACGCTGTATTCTTTTGAAGCTGAAATCTTTTGCCCTGCTGATTTCTTTTGAGTGTAGATGCTTCCATCGTACATCACCTTCCAAACACGTCCATCCCTTGCTGTGATTTTAAAGGTTCCGTAATAATCGTGAAGCTCCTGAATGGTTCCTCTCAAATGTTCTGCTACTGTTTTAGCTGCTTTCCTTCTTGTGATGCCTGTCATTTCTAATTCGATTCCGAAGTTGCTTTTTAAAAATTCCTTGTTTGCCATTGTATTTTCCCCTTTCTAGTTTGAGTGTGTTTCTTTTGCCATGTACATATATCACTCTAAAAGGGAAATATAGCAAGTTAATTATGAGGAAAATACAGTATTTATTTAAACTTCCTCTACTTGTGTAGGCTTCTCTACATCATTAAAATGAATCTTTTCTCCATCTCTTAAGAGATAGACATCTTCATCAGAACTTGCGGCTTCGATAAATCTTTTCAATATTACATCCACAAATTTTTCATCAAGTTCAGCTGTATAACAGATTCTATCTGTTTGGTCACAGGCTATTAAAGTGCTGCCGGATCCCCCGAACGGATCAACAACAATGGAATTCACACTAGAGCTATTCTTAATAGGGTATGCAATTAATGGGACTGGCTTCATCGTACTGTGAAGACTGCTCTTTGACGGTTTATCAAATTCCCATACTGTGGTTTCAGCTCGACCAGCATACCATTTATGTTTACCTTTTTTCTTCCACCCAAAAAGACAAGGTTCGTGCTTCCACTGATATGGGCTTCGACCTAACACCAAAGATTGTTTAACCCACTGACATACCCCTGAAAGATAAAATCCAGCATCTTGAAAAGCCTTTCTAAATATATAGCCCTTGGTATCTGCATGGAATACATATATAGAAGCATCATCCGCCATAACATTCTCCATGTTCTTAAACGCTTCATGTAGAAAATCATAAAACTCTTCATCTTTTAAATTATCATTCTGTATGGTCCCTTGGCTCCCATCATAAGAAACCCCATAAGGTGGATCTGTCACCACTAGATTTGCTTTTTTCCCATCCATTAGTTTTTCATAAGTTTCAGCTTTGGTACTGTCTCCACAAATAAGTCGGTGTTTTCCTAACAGCCAAATATCGCCTTGTCTTGAGATAGGTTCTTCTTCTAAAGCTGCCTCAACGTCAAAATCATCATCACTGACATCCTTATCATGAACCCGGCTAAAGAGGTCTTCAATTTCTGCAGCATCAAATCCGGTTAGGGTCACATCAAAGTCCTGTGCTTCCAGATCTTTAATCAGATCAGCCAGAGCTTCAAACTCCCAGTCGCCGGTCAC